ACGATCAGGCCAATGGGCGACAGGACGAGGCCGAAGGCCGCGGCCACCGCCGACAGGGCCACGCCCATGCCGAGGATGGCCGCCGAGATTCCGGCGAACGTGGCGATCCCCTTCGCCACCCCGACCACCATCTCCTGATTGTTTTTGATGAACGTGGTCAGCGTACTCGCGGCGTGGCCGATGCCTTCGACCAGGAACTGGAGCGACGGGGCCAGCGCGTCACCGATCGCCAAGGCCGTGCCCTCGATCGCCGACAGGGCGATCCGCATGGCCCCGCCGAGGCCGGCGTCCATTTCCTTGGCGGTGCGAGCGGCGGTGCCTTCGGCGTTCTGCAACTGCTCGGCCAGCCCGCGGACGCCCCCGGCAGTCTGCGAAAGCACGTTGGCCGACGTGATCCCCAACAGGCCAAAAGCGTCGGCCATCTTGGCCGTCCGCTCGGCGACGGGCATGTTCGCCGTCACGGTGTTGATCTCGTCCAGAATGTCGACCAACGGCTTCAGGTTGCCGGCGGCGTCCGTGTTGGTGACGCCAAAAATGGCTTCCAGTTCTTTGCCCGCCCCGGCCGCAATAACGGACAACCGCCGCAGGGCGGTGCCCGCCTCGCTTCCTTGGATGCCGACGTTGCCCAGCACGCCCAGGACGGCCGCCGTGTCCTCCAGCGACATGCCAAGCGACTTGGCCACCGGGCCGGCGTACTTCAGCGATTCGCCCAGGCCCTCGACCGTGTTGAAGGTGGAGTTGGCGGCCTTGGTCAGCACGTCGGCCGCCCTGGTGGCCTCCGTGGCCCCTAGGCCGAACTGCCGCAGTGTTGCCGCCATGATGCCCGACGCCAGCGTGGCGTCGGTGCCGGTGGCCCGGGCCAGGTCCAGCACTGCCCCGGTCATGGCCTCGATCTCGTCCGGCCGGAAGCCGGCCCGGCCCAGCTCGGTCATCAGGTTGGCCACCTGGACCGCCGTGAACGACGTGGTCGCCCCGAGCTCGCGGGCCTTGTCGTTGAGGCTCTGAAGGGCCGAGCCGCTCGCCCCCGACACGGCGGCCGTGGCGCGGATCGCGTCGTCAAACGTGGCGAACTGCCGGGTCGCCAACGCCAGAGGCGCGGTGAGCGCCGCCCCGAACGCGGTCATCCGCGTGCCGAGGCTGGAGAGCTGGCTGCCGATCTTGCCGATGTGCTTGTTCAAGTCTTGCAGCGACTTGAACAGCCGGCGGGGATCGGCCCCGATCTCGACGAAGACTTGCCCGCCCCTGACCCTGCTCATTTGGTGTCTACCTCATGCCAGTTGGGGCCGAGCAGCTTCTGGATCTCTTCGGGCGTGGCCTGGCGGCCGCGCGGCTTCTTGGTGAACGGGTTCAGCTTGCGGGGATCGACCGAGGGCGCGTGCTTCGCCCGGTTGATGTTTGCGGTTTGGGCGAGGAGGTTGGCGGTGTGCCACCAGTCCATTTCGAGGCGGGCCTGTCGGGCGGCGAGGAGTCCGCGGAGGGTCCACTCGCCGGGGTGACATCCGAGGATGCCGGCACACTCCCAGATGGTGTCCCAGACCGTGCGAGGAGCTCCTCGACCGTCGTCGTTTCGAGCTGGGCCTCCGCCTGCCCCATGAGCGTCGCCGCCATCTCGCGGACCTTTGCGACCATGAGTCCGACCATCCGGCGGAGGCCCGGCGGGAAAAAATCGACGAGCTCCGATTCGAGGGCCTGCTGGGCCGCCTCGAGCGAGTCGCCCCGCAGGCCGTCCAGAAACTGCTCCTTGGTGAGCTTGCGGTCCTCGACCTGGGCCCGGCAGATGGCGTAGAGGATCTCGCCGATCTTGCCGTAGTTGCTGCGCAGCACCTCAAGCGTGCGGTTGATGTTGCCGGCGTCGATCAGGTCGAACGGCACTTGGCGGGTCTGCCGCGTCACGCTGCCGTCGGGCTGGTCCACGTCCTCGGTAACGTCGATCTGGACGAGGCCGCGGACCCGCTCGGCGGAGGCGACCGTCAAGGCCACCATCCACGGCCGGCCCTGGTCGTCCCGAAACTCTTTCATCGTAAGCCGCTCCTGGTCATGCGGGCCTCGACTTGCCACACCACCACGCCGTCGATGCCCATCTGCTGCGTGATGTTCGTGATCACCGCCTGAAACGACCAGTTGCCCGGCGAGACGGTCACGGTGGCGTCGGTGCCGTTGTTGAGGCCGGTGAACAGATTCTGCACCCCGGCGTCGTCGATCACCTCCATGGACAAGGTGGCGTCCTTGCCGGTCTGGTAGACCGTCACGTCACGGCTGCCGTACTCGTCCACGTCGATCGTCCGGGCGGCGCTCGACACGCTGACGTTGGTGACGCCGACGATCGAGCCGCCGACCGTCACCGAACCGTCTTTGCCCAGCGTGATCGCCACGGGGTCAGGCCTCCCGGGCGGTCACGGTGAACGTCACCGCTCCGTCAATGCCGATGTTCTCGGTCACGCCCATGACGATGTAACCGTTCGTGCCGGTGTTCGTCTCCAACTTGGCGATCAGGCCGGTGGCGTCGTGGCACTCGATCTCCCACGTCTTGCTGGTCAGCCCCGCCTTGTAGGCCCGGTAGCCGGGATTGCCGGTCGTGCCGCCCATGTTCGTGCGGTTGGTGACATCGACGACCTCCTTCTCCTCGGTCAGCGTGGCCGAGATGATGTCGTTGCCGAACGGAGGAGCGCTGCCGTCCTTGCCAAGCGTGATCGCCATGTGTGTGGTTCCCCTCGGTGGTTACGATTGATCGTGGTTGCGGCTGGCCGAGACGGTGAAGGTCTTGATCCCGTCGATCGGGTCGGCCTCCGCCACGCTCGTCACGACGTACTTGACGTTGCCGGTGTCGGTGCCAGTCAGCGTGAAGGTGTCGCCCTCCGAGACGCCGGGCACGTCCACGCATTCGACCTCGACGGTCTGCTCGATCATCGCCTTGCGGAACTTGCGCGACGTGTCGCCGAGCTTGGTGACATCGACTTCGGCGGCGGTGTTGTTGATCGTGACGGTCCGGGCGTTGTTGACGCCGGTAATCGTGACGTCCTTGCCGAGCGTGACGGCCATGGGTGTCTCCTGTGGGCGGTGGCGCTCACGGTAGCCCGGGCCGGGGGCCGGGCCGCAGGGGGTCTGGCGTCAGGGGCCGGACACGAAGTTGCGGAATGCCTGCGGGATTCTGGGCCGGACCTTGTCGAGCCCCTTGGACATGTAGCGGCCCGGCTTGACCTTGCCGCGGCCGGTCGCAAACTCGCCGGCCTTCGACTTGCGGCCGGTCTGAGCGTCCTTCCGCATGACGACGTAGGCCTCGGGGTTGCGACCCCGCATGAATCGGCCTCGCTTGTTGCGGCGTTGTGAGCCTGTCTTGCGGCCCATGCTCGGGGGAATCTTGTGGCCGCCGGCTTTTTCGTTGAGCTGCTCGAGCGGCCGCCGCGACAGGTACTGGTAGACGACCGGCCGCGACCCGCCGAACTCTTGGATCCTGTTGAGCCAGACGACCTTTGCCTCGTTTGGCCCGATGACAACCGAGCCTTTCCGGTCGTCCCGGTCGTAGAAAATGCTGTGCTTCAGGAAGCCCTTGGCGGCCCGGCCGCGGCCTGTTTTCCAGCTGGTCACCCGGTCAGACATGGGCGGCCGGAACGTGATGTCCAGCACCGGATACCCGTTTCGCTCGCCGACCTGACGCCACTTAGGCTTTGCCTTCGGATCCCGGTTGGAAAACTGCTTGCGGGCCGACTGCATCGTGAACAAGCCGATCCGGTCCAGGCTCTTGTTGCGCCCGGCCTGGTACCGCTTCTTGACGTGGGCCGTGTTGACCTTGCCCCGCACCCGCACCGTCGTCTTCATGGCCGCCCCCTTACGTCCGGTGGACGCGATAGGTCGCCGTGATCACGGCCCGCCAGACGTTGCGATCCTGGAGGCCCTCGTCGGGGTTCAGGTTCACCTCCACCTCCATCGGGCTCGTCACGCCCGTGGGCCAGGTGACCCCCGGATCCCAGGTGTGCTGCCGGATCGCGTCGACCATCTCCTCGGCCAGGGCGAGCGTCTCGTCGGCGAGCTGCTCAGTCGGGGCGTGGCGGCCGACGAACACGATGATCCCGTAGTCGTACTGCCAGTGGGTGCGGTCGGCCCGGGTCGTCTCGATCCCGCCGGGCATCACGGCCACCACGGGGTCGGCCATGTCCTCGATGTCGTAGCTGGGCCAGTTCTGCCGCACGACCGAGGGCGTGAGCGAAAACGTGTAGGCGTCGAGGCTGTCGGCCAGGGCGTCGGCGATCTCGCGGGCACGGCTCACGCGGCGGCCTCCAGGGCAGTGCGAATCTCGGCCAGATTCCCCGCCAGCCGCGGGTCACCCGGGCATCGTGCCACGGCCAGCTCGGCGAGCTGCAGGGCCTCTGGCCGCTTGCCCAGCCGCCAGGCCGCGATCGCACCCACGTCCGCAGCCCGGGCGGGCACGTTGGGATCGGTGGCATGCGACAGCGGGCCCGGTGCCGCGAGGGCCGCCTGGGCGAAGCCGTAGCACTCCAGCCAGTTCTCCTGCGTGTACCGGATGAACGCCAGCCGCTCCCAGGCGTCGGGCTCCCAGGTCGCCTCCTTGGCCGCCCGGTGCAGGTGCGACTCGTCGCCGGTCAGCCGGTGCATGGCCCGGTAGGCGTAACTCCGCTCCGACGCCGAGCCGCCCGCCATGCTTAAATACTTGGCAAACTGTGCCCCCGCTTCGGGCAGCCCGGCGTATTCGCACTCGCGGGCCAGATACCACCGCATCCGGGCATCGTGCGGCGCTTCGGCAACCGCGATCCGCAGCAGCTCGAGGTCGGTGCCGTGCTTCTTGCCGGGCTCGCGGTAGTGCCAGATCTCCAGCCCCTCGGCCACGGCCACATGCCGATCGCCGTGCCAGCAGGAAAGGCCCTCGTGGGTGGCCCCCGTCCACCGGTAGCCCCGCCGGGCATGGACGCGGTCGCACTGGAACACGAGCCCCGGCACGCCCCCGGGATGGTCGGCCCAGCTCCAGACATACCTATACCGCAGGTTGTTGATCTGGCCCGTCCAGGCCCGCTCGATCGCCGCCCGCCAGCCGGGCTGCAGCCGCTCGTCGAGGTCGAGGCGGATGCACACGTCCACGTCGGCAGGCAGGTGATAGAGCGAGAGGTTGTGGGCGTCGTCCCACCGCCACGGGACCACGTTGCCGGTGGCCACGGTGACGCCGGCCGCCTTGAGCCGCTGGACGGTCGTGTCGGTCGAGCCGGTGTCGGTGACGACCAGGACGTCGGCGTCGGCGGCCGACTCGGCCCAGTCGAAAACATGCCGCTCCTCGTTCTTGGCGAGCGCGTAGACGCCGATTTTCACAGGACGTACTCCTTCGCGTTGCCGACGGTGTAGTAGACGAGCGACTCGTGCAGGCGGATCACGGGCGAGCGCCGGCCGGCCCGCCGCCAGTAGTCGTAGTCCTCCCCGAATCCCGACGGGTTCTGCTGGCCCAGTTCGCAGGCCAGGCGGGCTCGCAGGATCGCCGAGGAGTTGATGACCGGGTTGAACTCGGCCAGGCAGGCCGTGACGTCGCAGCAGTCGTGGGCGAGCTGCCGGCCTTGCCGGGGGTGGTGGGTGCCGTCCAGCCGTCCGTCCGGCCGGCGGTTGATCGCGTTGGTGCAGAACACCTGAGCGTTTTTGAAGGCGGCCGCCGCGCCAAACTGCGTGGCCATCTTGGTCGGCAGCCATTCGTCATCGTCGTCGAGAAACGCCACCCAGTCGGGCCCGCTGCAGCGATAGATCACGTCCAGAGCCGTGTTTCGCACCGCGCCCACGGCGAATCCGGCCAGTTGCTCCTCCTGGCTGCACACCGGCCGGCGGATCATGGTCAGCCGGGCGTCGTTGACGATCTCGGCCAGCCACTCGTAGCGGCGGTCAGTCGAGGCGTCGTCCACCACGATCACCTCGGCCGGCGGCTGCGTCTGGCCGAGGGCCGAGCGGACCGCCCGCAGGCAGTCGAGGTAGCGGTTGCGGGTCGGGATCACGACGACGTAGTCGTTCATCAGCAGCTCCGGTAGGCGAAGAGGCTGGCGTCGTGGTTGGCCGGCCAGACGGCGAACCGGTCCGGGTGGGCCCGGATGACGGCGGCCCAGGTGTTGACCTCCCAGGTCGCGCGGCCCGTCGCGTGGAGGGCCGAGAGGGCGTGGTAGCGGACGGCAGCGTCAAACCATGCGGCACCGGCGGCCGGCATCACGACCACGCCGCCGGCGGCGTACCAGGCCGGCCGGGTCGGGCACACGTCGGCCGGGATCGGCCCGGGCCAGATCCCGGGCAGGCAGATCCGCTGGGGCGGGTCGGCGGCCACCCGCTCGTAAAACTCCACGATCTGGCGGTCGGTCAGGCCGCAGGGCAGGTGGAAGATGCCGAAGTCGATCCAGATCACGGGATCGCTGTGCCGGGCCGCCTCGGCGAGCCAGGCGGATTTCTGGTGTTGGACGGTGACGTACTCGGCGGTGTCCTTGGCATCGCCGGGCACGGGGGCCACCGCGCCGCGGGCGGGCTCCCGCATCCAGCAGGCGTCGAGGCTGGCCGGCCGGACGTCGACCGTGGCGGGGGCGTCCAGCTCGTCGGCGGGCCCGTCGTAGAAGCAGACCATGGGCAGGCCGAGGCCGAGCAGCCGGCGGCCCAGCTCGAGGTAGCGGTCGTGCCGGCGGTGCCCGCTGTTCAAGCGGACGTAACCGGTGACAAGAGTCGCCACGCATCGTCCTCCGTGATGCTGACCAGCCAGGCCTCGGCGTCCCGCACGCCGAAGGAAATCACCAGCCGGTCGCCTTGCCGGGCCATGCCCGCCACAAACTCGATCGTTCGCGATTCGCGAAACGCGAACGGCGGCGACAGCCCGCTGATCCGCAGGGCGGCGTCAAACGCGACCAGGCGGTGCTCGTAGCAGCGGCGGCCGTCCAGGGCCGCCACCTCGTGGATCACGGCCAGCCACCCGTCGCGGGAGCGGACCAGCTGCGAGCCGCCGCGGAACTCGCTGGCGATGGCCGGTGCGGCCGACCGCTGCACGAGCTGCCAGCCGCCGGCCAGGTTGGGATCGGCGTCCACGGTGACCGTGTGGCCGCCGTGGCTGGCCGCGTACAGCCAGCCGCCGCGGCCCTCGATCGGCATCCAGTTCT